TAATTTTCCACTAAGGTCTACTATGGTTCCAAGTGATGCACCGATTGATGACAAGTACTCTGCTGTTAATTTAACTTCATCAGATGATCCAGCGGCTGCAAATTCCAACAACTTATCTTTTAATTTTCCAAGTGCATCAGTATCAAACGATGCTACGTTGGTGGCAATTGCTGTTATACCATCGCCAAATGCTTTAATGCCTGCACCCAGTATGCTTATTTTATCTGCATATGGTACAAAATCTTTAATTCTATCTAGCGGACTCTTAGCACCAAATAAACTCATAATGCCTGATACAACACTACCAGCGGTGCCAGCAACCATACCAGCGGTGAATACAATCATGCCTGCACCAACTGCTGCCAATCCGGCACCAACTGCAATTAAGTTAGCACCATCAATACTACCAATGGTTACTAGTGCTTCTGAGAACATTTGTGAGGCCTTGGCTGCAACCATTGCGCCTGCACCAAATACCACAAGTGACGCACCTAACAATGCAATGGCCAATGCTCCTGCGGAAATGATAGGCAAGAATCCACCCATTACACCTGCGGCAACAGCAAATACACCTAGTGCAACTGCGCCTTTGGCAATACCACCCCAATCTAAATCATTGAACGTTTGGAAACCTTTTCCAGCTATCCACATTGCGGCACCAAGTGCGGCAATAGCCACAGATCCTAATAAAATAGGTGCAGACATTCCACCTAGCATAGATGCCGCAACACCTAATACTCCTAGTGCAACTGCCCCTTTAATTAAACTTCCCCAATCAACTTCATTGAATGACTGAAAGCCTTTACCAGCTACCCACATAGAAGCACCCAATACACCAATTGCCGCAGAACCTATCAATATGCTAGCAGACATTTTTCCTAATAATGAGGCTGCCACTGCTAGTGTTCCTAACGCCAAGGTTCCTTTGACTAAACTTCCCCAGTCTACTTTATTAAATGTTTGGAAGCCTTCACCAGCTACCCACATAGAAGCACCCAATACACCAATTGCCGCGGCACCCATTAATATACTTGTTGTCATGCCACCTAGTAGCGAAGCCGCTACACCTAGTACACCTAATGCAAGTGCCCCTTTGACTAAACTGCCCCAATCAACTGCATTGAAACTTGCAAATCCTTTACCAGCTACCCACATTGTGGCACCTAATATACCAATAACAACTGCACCTTTTAATATTGAAGTAGAACCCTTGTCTAACAATTTTGCCATGGCTACCAGGCCGCCAATTGCAAGAGCTCCTTTGACTAAACTATCCCATTCAACTTCATTGAATATTTTGAATCCGACTGCTGATACTAATAGTGATGCCCCTAAGATTGCAATAACACCTGCACCTTTTAATATTGAATTAGAGCCTTTGTCTAATAATTTTGCAATTCCTATCAATCCGCCCAAGGCAACTGTGCCATTGAGCATGCCTTCCCATGTAACTTCACCAAATGTTTTAAATCCATGTGCGGCCAGGGCTAGTGCGCCACCCAGTATTGCCAGTGTTCCTGCACCTTTGATAGTTTTGTTGTCTCCTAGCTTGCCAAGAAAGTCACCAAAAGCACTCATGCCACTACTGGCGGCGCCACCTAGCTTGCTGAACATTCCGCCGGCCTTTTCGCCAACACTTCCCATCAGTCCACCTGCTTTACCAGCAATACCACCTGCACCTTGAGTCATTGCAGTGGCACCTGTTTTCCACCCTGCAAGTGAACCGGCTGCTGGACCGCCAGCTTTGCCACCAAACATGCCACCAAGTTTGCCCAGCATACCTGTTCCGCCACCGGCCAGCGCACCTAATCCACCAGCTAATACAACAGCACCCAAGGCGCCTGTTAATCCTATAATGGCAGCTGTCAATCCAACTAGGTATCCGCGTAGGCTTTCTAATGCGGCTGTCAATGAATTCATTGACTGAATGTTATCTGTTTCGGACTTTCCATCATTTTCGTCAGCGGCTTTCTTATCTGGTACAATTTTTCCAGTAGCAATATCACGTTCTCTTAAGAACGCCTTTGCTTCAACACCTGACTGTGCGTACTTGTCATTGAAGCCTTGCTGTCCTTTTCTTGACTCATACATCAAGTCAATTTCGCCACGTAGTCCATCAATATTATTATTAAACTTTTTTGTATCAAGACCGTCTTTACTAACAGCACCTTGCCCAGCCTGAAACAATAGTTGAAGCAATTGAGTTGCTTCAGGATTATCACGAATATTATATTGCGCCTTGGCCATATCGCCTTCGGCAATTGCCGACGCAACGTTTGCTAATTTTGCAGGATCAGTTCCTAAAGAAGGGAATTTTTTAAGTACAGCATATAACTGATCTGCACCTTTGTTGCCTTCTAAACCTGCCACAGTACCTGCTTGTGTTTTTCTAAATTCTGCCATGGCCGCAAGAACTGTTTTGGCACTCATGCCAAATGCATCGCTTAAATTACGTGCAGATGTAACAGACTCTGCCATGGCCTTTACAAACTTTTGTTTGGCATCATCTTCGTTCTTGGCATTCAACATTGTTGAAGCTAGAATTGATCCTTCTAAGTTGGCTTGATCTTCTGTACTCAGACCCATTGCCGCTGTGGCACGTGCGGCTTTATCAACACTCTTGACTAGGTCTGTGCCAAGAGATTTTTTCATTGCAGAATTCAAGTAACTGCTACCATAGCGCAATGAACGTGATAAGTTACTTAAATTGTCAACTGCATCTTGAGAAGTACCGCCTAGTGCTTTAAAGTTGCCGTTACTTTGTTCAATTACTTTGATAAAGCTATCACCAAGACCACTTAGTAATTTTGCTTGACGGACTGATCCTACTTTAAATGCACTAAGGTCGGCAAAGTTACCCATGTCTTTTGCTGAATCGGCAAAGTTTTGCATGGCACCAATGGCAAAACCAACACCAGTTGCTATACCACCGAATGTGCGGCCAACTACTCCGTAACTTCTAGATAGCGTATTACCAAGACTACCAAGGGAGTCGGCAAAATTAGTTTTTTCTCTGAACAGCGACTGACCAAAAGTTTGAAACCCATCCTTGGCTCGCTTCATGCTCCATTCTAATTTTTCTTGTTCTGCTGTTGCGGCTCTTTGTGCTTTGGTAAGGTCTTTAGTAGAATCAAGTTGTTCCTCAGTTGCTTTGTTGCTTTTCTTTTGAGTATCAACACCATCTTGATACATTTTATCTAATGCATCAAATGATTTGGCTGCGGCCTTTTCTTGTGGTGTTTTTGGAGTGGCGCCTGGAACCTGAGAAGATTTGTTGCCGCGACCAAGATTACCTGACATTTCATTAATTTTGTCAGTTAATCGCTCTAGCGCAGTAATCAGTTCACGTTCTGAATCCATTATAATTCCGGTTCATTAGGCGTTAAAGTAGCACATAAATACGATTATGACATAGGCCTATGAACCTATTTATCGTTAAGGATTAACTACATGGATAACTCGAACCCACTTAAAAAGCCAATTATTGCTGGCACGCCAAACCCCTTGGCGCAATATTACCGTAGACCTGGCACATATTTGGGTTTACCATCAAAAGGCAAATTCTATACTGTACCACCAAAATTTTCAGACACAAATGAATTGGCTGTTTACCCAATGACAGCCAAGGATGAACTTGCACTAAAGAATCCTGACGCACTGCTAAACGGTGAAGCACTCAAGCAAGTTATTGCATCAGTATGCCCAGATATCTCAAATGTAAATGAAATCCCTGCTCCAGACATTGATGCAATTTTAGTTGCCATGCGAATGACCAGTTATGGTGATGATATGAATCTAACTGTTAGTCATAATTGTTTTGAAAGCGAAGGCAAAGGTCAGCATGTCACTGTTGGACTAGGTGGAGTACTAGCAACATTAAAAGAGATTCCAGATGATGTAGGTAAAGTTACATTGGCATCGGGTGTACAAGTAGTTTTAAAACCATACACACTTGAAGCTCAGAGTAAATTACTACGCACACAGTTTGCAACCATGCGCCAGCTTCAATCTGCAGAAGCAAATGAAAAGATCACAATTGAACAAAAAGCTGACATTGCCAACAGTGGATATGATCAACTGGTAGTACTAAGTCAAGAAGTTCTTGCTCAAAGTATCATCAGTGTAACATTACCAGATGGCACTGAAGTAACAAATGCCGCACACATTTATGAGTGGGTTAAAAACTTAGATCGTGCATCAAACAGTAGACTAGATGAAGAACTAAAACGCTTTGGCGAATTTGGTATCACTAGAACACTGAAAGTAAAATGTGAGCACTGTGGTGAGGACTTCAACTCAGACATGCTGTTTGACCCAACAAGTTTTTTCGCCAACGGCTCTTGATACTTGGAGTCGATAAGGGCAAGATTAGACGCTTTATCGACAGCATTGAATCAGATTCAAGAGCCTTAATCAAAGAAGTATCAACGTTGAGTATATGGTCAACATTAAGTTCCGAAGAAATATGGAACATGACGTACCTCGAACGAGTTGTGCTTAGTGAAGTAATCAAAGAGCATACAGAAACCATGTATGGCAAAAAAGGTTTAGCTCGTAGATAATCATTTATCATCTAGGTAGAGCGAATACTTCGCTCTTGAATTTCGCATCGCTTACGCTCTTGCTCATTCAGTTTATCTTAGACTACAATTTTTTTAGTTAACACAATAAAGTAAAGTAGAAACAAGTGAAGTACATAATGATTACTTGTCTTAGATTTTCTAGTCACACTTAGCCGTTTTACCAGCTAAGAAAAACATTTTGTCTTGTCTCAGACCCCTATGCCACATTGGTTTAAGCAACTGTTTCCAGTAAAGGCGGTTACGCTGTACCTTTTTATGCTTGTCTTGTAATAACGCAAACTACACTTGCAAACCAATCTGCTTGTGTAATTTTGTAGGTTGTAATAGTTCACCAGAGCCTACTCATTTTAGCTTTCCTATACTAATCCCAGTTCTTTTCAAGCAATTGAACTTCGTCCTGTTAAGGATAGTGGGCGTTAGTCTCTGCTACTGCACAGAATTTCCTTCCCCAGCGCAACCCTAGTGCCTGGTTTTATGGGTGTCAATGTATATCGGCGACACAAGCCTATCAGTAGTGATCTATTGTATGAGTGAGTTTGCTAACAGAGTGTGCAAAAATGCGGTGAGTGTTCTACATTGCGTAGTATATTAGCCAGGATGAGAAAGTATTAGTTAATTAGTTATCAGTAAAATACTTGAGTTAAAACCCAATTATAGTTTGTTTATTATGTGTGAGCCATGTACACGAACCTGTATGTGTCCGTTGTAATAATCCATTGTTTCAAGCACTTTTCTATCAAATTGTTCTTTAGCTTCCAGGTAAGAACAAGCAGATTTGGATCGGCAGTAGTGTAAAATTTCTCTAGAGAAGTTATCTTCACCAAATAGTTCTACATCTTTGCTTAACTCGGGACTGGAACCAAAATAGGTCAACCAGTCGCTATCAATCTTACTGCGAATCCGTTTCTTTTTCTTAACACCGTTCTTTTGTTTGACAACTTTATAGGTGGTCTTAGAGAACTTTGCTAATTTCTTACCAACATACTTCCGATTGTTGGTTGTGTTTGTAATCAAATAAACAAAACCAACACAATCTTCAGGCAATTCACTGACAATGGTACCTTGATAGTACCATGTCATGTTACTTGGGAGCGGCCAAAGCTTCTTTTTCAGCTGTAATTTCTTTACGGCGTTCTTTGATGGCCTTGCTCATCTCTTGTAATGCCTTACGAGCACGAGCTGCCGCGGCTTTAACACCTTTGCCGGTAAACTTTTCGTTCTCTGCTTTATAATTTTCAAACTGCTCTAGTAATGCTTCATGATTTGACATAATGTCTCCTTAGTTAATTTCATTTATCTGTGTATCTGTATCAAGCATGGTAAACCCATTCTCTTTTACAACCATGAGCACATGATTGACTCGACTTGCTAACTCATCTCTATGTGAGATTAAGAAAATATTTCGATTCATCTCTCGCCCCATGGATTTTAATACTGCCATTGAATGCTCAATGCCAACACTATCCATTCCAGAGTCAACTAACTCGTCAATAAACATCAAGTTCATTGGCTCTGTAAAACTTTCATAAACGTCCCGGAAACTCCAGCTTAGTGCTAGAATTAATCGATTGCGTTCTCCCCTACTCAAATTATCAAAATCAAAACTTTGACCAAGTTGGCTAATATCAACTTCTAAATCACTCTTAAAAGTAACTTGGTGTGGCAATTGTAACTTATCTAAGTAATAACCTAGTCTGTGATTCAAATACGCTAAATTCTGTTCAATAATTCGTTTTCGAACAAATGAGTCTTTGCTGGTCAACAACTTTAGCAAGAACTCTTGATGCTCTAGTAATTTACTTACTCTGTTGATCTCATCCCAGCTAACCTCTGCTAAAGCTGTGTGCTTCATTGCTTCGATCTGCTCTTGATAAGGATCTTCTTCTTGATTCTTTAGTTCAAGTTGCCGGCGGATGTTTTCTAAATTGTTCTTATGAGCGGCTGCATCCTCAACATTCATATATTTGGTTTTAGGACGATCTCCTAAATTGCTAATTGTACGAACAGCCATGTCTGCTTGAGCCAAATATCCATGCTCTTCTTGTAACGTACTAATAGTCAATGTTACAGCTTCTTGTGCGCCAGCACTCATTTTATCATGTTGTGTATCATGTACATCTTGTCCACAACTTGGGCAACGATGTTCTAAGATTTCAGCCAGGCTCTTTTGTGCAACCACTAATGCTTCTTGAAGCTTCTTGACATTTGACTGCCTTGTTGCTAGTTCTTTATTGGCTAACTTTAGGCGACTTTCGTTTTCTTTGTAGGTTACCAAAGCACGATGTGCTTCTAATTCTGCTTCAATGTCAGTGCCTTCAAGTTCAACTATTGCTGACTCAAAAGCAGACACATCATCAGATTTCTTTTTAGCCCATGTACGGCTTCTACGCTCAAGATCATCAATGCTGGTTTGAACACGGGTATTACTTTCTTGTAAGGCCTTGATTCTAAATTCTTCGTCTTTGATTTGTTCTTTGCTGAGTTTAATTTGTTCTCGAAGTAACTCGGCTTTTTCACTTAACTGTGTGATACCCAAGAGTTCCTCAATGATATCACGTTGATCACCACTCTTTAAACTTAAGAATGGTTGCGTATATGTATTAAGTGCAACCAAGTGCTTGAACATTTCAGCACTCATGCCAACTACACGTTCAATTGCTTCCTGAGTAACACGATTCTCACCAGCACCTTCGTCTGTACCTGCTTCGCTTACTTCATGATCATCAACAATGAATCGCAGTAGGTTTGGTTTGCGTCCACGTTCAATTCTATACTTGGCGCCATTCTTTTCAAACTCAACTGTGACCAACATGCCTTTGGTATTTGTTTTGTTAATCAAATTCTCTTTGCGGATATTAGTAAGTGCATTACCGTAGATGGCATAGCTGAGTGCATTGACCATGGTAGTTTTACCTACACCATTTCTAGCACCATCGCCACCTAGATCTAAATTGTTACCAAGCACAAGAGTCATGCCGTACTGATCCATGCGGAGACCCTGGGTAACATTACCCACACTCATAAAGTTTTTAATTGTTAGATTTTTAAACTTGATCAAACTGTCAGTCCTTGATAAATGTGTGTTAGTATGTTTTTGTCAATGACGTCAGAGTCAATTGCTTGGATCTGATTTAATACAATAGCATCAACTGATTCAAATTGTATCTCACCACCTGTCCACTCTGTTGCGTGTTCTTCTTTCTTACCAGGGATAAGACTCAGCTCACGCATGTTATATGCGTCTACCCATTGTTCTTTGATGTATGTTGCTTCTTCATAGCTAATGTCCACATCAATCGTGACACGAGCAAATGTTTGTGCGTCAAATAATTCTGCATGGCGATCAATAGCCTGTGTTAAGGTAAGTGTTTTAAACTTGGGAGCACCTGGCCATGTTTTGAACTCTGGCTCACCACCGTACTCCAAGAACATACAGCCACGTTCATCATCCCATGCGTCTGCATAGTTGTGCGGAAAGCAATTGCCCATGTAAACCACATTACCTCTGCGTTGACGTTTATGAAAGTGTCCTGAAAATACTAATTCTTGATTGGGAAAGTGTCCCGAGTTAAGCCCACCATGATCTGGCATTTCTACCATGGCATTCATTTTAAAGTGAGGAAGTTCAAAGTGTCCAAACACATAGCGGCTTTTTAGCTTGGCCATATTGGTCCATTCGTCACCTACCAGCCAAGGTACAATAGTCATGTCACCTACTGTTAGATGTTCGTCAACTAGAAAAACATTGTCCAAGTGCTTGGCAAATGGTAAGGAATTGATTTCTCGCTTTTCGCGATAAGCAAGATCATGATTGCCCATAATAATGTATACCTTTTCAAAGTTCTCTGAAAGGTACTTGACATTAGATGTAGTGTAATTTAATGTGCTTACGTTTACAGTGGATCTATTGTTGTGCCAGTCGCCGAGGAAGATGCAGGTTTCAGCACCTTCTCTCTTGGCCTCTTCAACCATCCAGTGGATAAATTTCTCACAGTCATCATTGTGTGCCCTGCTGTTGTTGCGGAGGCCAAAATGGATATCAGTGAAACACGCTACTTTATTAAAAGGTTTAGTCATCAGCTATTATAACATTTCTGTCAGCTTATGTCTACATCTTTCGATTTCATCCTTAAGAAATAATTTCTTCTTTTTAAGATCATGAGCCTTTACTGTATCGTTACCATGTTGCTGTTCAAGTAGAATCAAATCACGTTCAAGTTTTGAATGGCTAGCTTCCAAATGACTAATGTGATGTTTTAGACTATCAGTGTGCATATATTACTCCTTGTTTAAGAATTGTGCTAGCTCAGGTCCTTTCCAACCCAGTGGCTTAAGAACCTTGCCATCTTCACGTTTACGAACCTTACCTGATTCGCCGTCAATCTTGGCAAAGTTTGTACTCATTACTTCTTTCCAAGCACCTTCTGCATCTGCACCTAGACTATGGATTGCTCCAATGGTAACAACCAAAATGTCAATGAGTGCATCCAAGGTTTCAACCCGATCGTTGTTGTTTACTGCTTCTTTAAGTTCTGTAACTTCTTCGTCAATTAGAGAACCATATAAAGCAAATTGTTTAAAATTAAAATTGTCTACGGTTTGATCACAGGCCCGCATAAATTTTTCTTGGTCACGAAATGGATTAGTCATACTTCCTCCTTGTCTTCTAATACAATCTCAGTTAATTCAATATCTGCATCAGGATCAATCTCAAGATCCTTTGCGGCATCTGCCAATGCTATTGCATCGTTCAATGCACCTTGTCTTTCAATCTCAGCATGATGTGCGGCAGAACTTTCCATCTGACGAGTCCATGAAGGCATCTGTCCTGTTTCTTGTAGCATGTCGTCACGGATATCACGCTGTCGTTTTTCTACGTTAAGAACACGAGTAAAACTATTTGTCACTGCGGCAGTGTAGTAAGCAAATGGGTTTTGACTTTTGCCTTCGTCAAACTGTAGTGCAATTTGTGTAAGCTGAATAAGAGCCTGTCCACGCATTTCATCAACATAGCTGTAACCACGCCAGTTGCTTCGTAGACTATAACGCTCGCAAAGTTTTAAGAACATGGCACCAAGACGGTTTGTAATCTGCCCATGGTCAACACTGAACTCACCAGTTGCTAAATCACCTAGCCAGTGGCTACGAAGAACCTCTCGCCATGTGCCGTCTTCATTGACAACAAAATGTTTGAACGGAGGAAAGTTAACTTTGCTACGATGGTCAGCAAGACTCTTGGGATTGTTCTTGCGACCAGGCGCTAATGGGATATGGTCCCATGTCATAACACGTACAACTAAATCAGTTGTTGGGATTTTTTTAATTGGGATTTCAAATTCATCACCCTTGGGCTTGGTGCTTGCCTTGCCTTTGGCTTCTTCCCACGCGGCAACCGCGGCCTTGTGTGCTTCAGATGAAAGTCTATTAGCACGTGCTGTCTTGGCCAGGTTAATTGCACCTTCTGGGCAGGCTTTGGTTTTACGATTATGAAAGCTTTTTAAGTCAGTCATGATATAATCATACTGTTGAAACTCTGGGCTTTCAAACCAGCAATATTTCATTTTGCTGTTGTGTATTTCTGCTAGGATATCTTTGTTTTTAAGATATACTGTTTTTGTTTTTTCTTCAATCACGTAATAAGCTCCTTGTGTACAGTATAGCAGATCGTGTTAAGGTTGTCAATGGTAAAGTACCTATATAACTTAAACGGTAAATAGGAGTATGAAGATTACCGATCTCAAACCACGTATCATTGCTGTCTATGGCGGCCGCTTTCATCCATTTCATCATGGACATGCAGAAGTTTTTCGCGAACTTGCAAGTAACTTTGGCATTGAAAATACTTATATTACAACAAGTGGCAAAGTTGAGCCAAATAAAAGCCCATTTACATTTGATGACAAAGTTAAAATGATGACAGCCGC